CGGTGATCTCACCGTCCATTGCCTGGAGGATGTTCTCGGTCGCGAGCGTGGCCGGGTTCGTGATGTCCCAAGAGGCGGGGTACTGGCCGTTCTGCACGATGGACGAGGTCTTGACCATCGTCGGGATGCTGGTGGCACCTTTGGTCACGTTGAGCGCGACGACGGCGCCGCCGCACTGTGCGATGATCTTAGCGGTCCACGTCGGGTCCCACTTGTCGGCTGTCGTGGAGTAGGTGACCGCGCTGATGTCCTTGAACTTGGTGTCGGTCGGGAGCAGGAACCACGGCGGGCGGCCCTCTCGGTTCACGTAGACCAAGTTGCCAATGGTGTAGGAGGTCCAGTTCGCCTCAACGACGCTGGGCACGTAGCCTGTGGGGGAGTAGTCGGTCTCGACCCCGTTGGCATAGTAGTAGACACGGCCAGACTGGTAGCCGAGGAAGAGGTCGTTGTTGCTGCTGCCAATGCCGGCCGTGAAGGCGTAGCGAGGGTTGGCTTCCGCCAACGGCTGCTTCACAGCTCTGAACACCGGAGCAGGCGTAATCTTGCCGTTGCGGAACCTTACGTTAACACCAGCAGAGAAGGCACCAATCGGAAGGCTGTAAGGATCTTGATCTGTGACAATGCCTTTAGAGGCAAGGTCTCTTAAGCGAACTATAGGCACCTTAAGTATCCTTAGGAGATCCTAAGTTCACTTAGGAATGTCTGAATTATGATAATTGATGAATTGCCCTTGGGAGTACGTAAGGAAACCTTAGGAAACTTAGGTACCTAAGGCCCCCTTACCCCCAGGGTCCGCGGCGACCGATCCGAAAGGGATCAGGTCTTCACTGCGAAGATGAATGACATCGCCTCGGGGCGCGTCTCAGTCGTTCCAGTGTTCGCGGGGGTGCTCACGGTAACCGTGTGGTTGTGCGTCGCTGAGCGGCCAGCTGTGGTGCCACTAAAGGCATGCTGATGTCGTTGGTTCGCGCCGCCTGTGGTGGCTGCAACGTCTTGGGTGGCGACCGTAGCCGAATTGGTGCCGTCCTGATGGAGGGCGCCGCTACGCTGCGTGTAACCGTGGGTGTGGTCAGGGCTGTCAACGCCAGTCGTTCCTGAGAACGTGTGCGTGTGCTCCTGCGTCTCCGCAGCAGTCGTCGGGGTCACATCAGGATGCGTATGCGGACCCGTAGTGTTTCCCTGCGCTGATCGAACAGCGACAGCCGCTGACCGGGAGCGCGGGAAGCGCGCGGTGTCGTACATGTTGGGCACAGTGAACGTGCCACTGGCAACACCGAGGAAGGCCGCGAGGTCGGGATAGTCGGTCACGTTGTAAGACGCGCCGTTGAGTTCTAGGAAGTCCTTGCCGACGTCTGCAGTGACCTTGCCGAGTGAGGCAGGCTCAGCGATGAACATGCTCACCGAGCCGACAAAGCCGCCGCCCTTGAACTTGCCACCGGCAATCGAGACGACACCCGCAGCTGACCTATAGAAACCGAGCGTCGGCTCCGCGGCGAACGCGTAGGCCGGCTTGGTCGAGGTGCCGGCCGCGGGGATCAGCTGGTTGTCGGCGTTCGTGAGCTGGCCTGTGTGGGCGAAGGAGGCCTGCAGGGTCGCCTTGATCAGGCGCATGTGGTCGTCAGCATTGCTCAGTGGATCAGATGCCGCTGGGTTGGACGTGACGAGGTCGCTTACGTAGGTGGCAGTCTCAAGAGGCACGGATGGCGTTCCTTGCGTCGGAGGCCTTGTAGAGGCCAATGGAGCGCAGGGCGGCGCATACGCTTGGCACGTTCTTCGCGGGGTCTACCTTGGCGATCCTGCGTGCCGACAGTTTCTTGCGGATGGGGAGCACAGGGCGTGCCATGGGGTTCCGAGGGTTCCGTGTGTCTGAAATTCTGGAAGAGGCACATCAATCGGCGCCTCTGGTGTATAACGTGGTTGATAAATGCCATAAACCATTGATATTGCTACATATGCACACAACAGACACAATTGGGCTCCAATGTTGCCCTGATGGTCCCCGCGGATGGGACCCGTGGTCCGCGGCGTCCGATGGGACCCTAATGGGACCCAAGAGACACCGCAGCCGTAAGCTCCGCCGCCGCCGCCCTTTAAGCCGAGAAGGCTTGAAGTCGGGCCGGGGTTTGGCCCAGAAATAGGGTCCGGTGCGCGAAAGGGGACCCGTTGATTGCCCTAGGTCCCCGCGCCATTACCCCGCAACCCTGCTATCCCCTTGGCTTCATTGGTGATCGCCCGGTTATCATAACCGACAAGGGGCAGCCTGGGCCTCTAGTGTCCCACGCTCCTATGGGCACTAGGTGTAGTACGCCACATCTAGGGCCTATCGGGCCGAGCGCCTACCACATGTGCCTGAGGCCATTGTGCGGATTGGTGCATAATTGTCACGTCTCGGGTGGGATGCTCCGCCTTATATGGGCGACCACAGCTCAATAGGCCCTAGGTGCCCCAGCGCGCCCCGCGTATGCGTTAGTTTCCAATCCGGCTACCAGCCTAGCCCACGATCCCCACGCCTCCCAGCGCCGCCCTATGGATGCGCTAGACGCATAGCAGCCATGCGCTCATTTCGGTTGACGCGGGTGACCGCACGGGCCGATATTGCGTTCACACAAGGCAGCTAATCACCACTAGGCACTAACGAGCAAGGGGCAACACAATGGTGCGATACGGCTTTGAGATCAAGCTTAACGAGCGCGGCTATTACCGCCTCCACGATACAGCCGAGTTCAACAATTGGGGCGACACAGGGCCGGCCTTCCGCACCGTTGAGGAGGCTGAGGAATACGCAAGGCGCTGTGATCGTTTCAAGCGCGGCAAGAGTTCAACCATCTGATCACCCTAAGGACCAACCCAATGACACGCACGCAGCAGCAAGTAATCATCGCCATCCGCAAGGCCGAGTTGGCCACATACAGAAGCGGAGCTTCGCCCCGCCGCAACGGCAAGTAGGAGAAGCACAATGTTCGGTCCCGTTTACCCTCACGCCCACATCGCAGCATTTTACCGCCATAGGGCATCCCTGGATTGGGCGCACTTCGCGGCGCTGATGGAGATGGCCGGCCTCTATCAGATGTCGGCGCAGTAGAAGCGCAAGGTCCCCACACGATACCCGAACGGCCCGCGGCGCATTAGTGCCTACGGGCCTTAGGGCATTAGGAGACCAACCACGCCTAAATACCTGCCACATATCAACAATCTGCCATAGGAGATCACCATGTTTCAAATCGTCAACGTTCACGACATTGCCCGCCCTTGGGTTGCCAACGATGGCAAGCCGCTCCTCTTCGCTACCGGCAAAGAAGCCGCCGACTACTGCACGTCGATGAACGCGGTCTATGACTATCCCCATAGCCGCGTGAAGCTCCAGCCGCGTCGCATCGCCGACGATGGTTCATGGCAGGTGCGAGAACGGGGACGGTTCGTCACCGGGGAATACCAAGCGCTACCGTGGGTCTCTCTTCCGTGGTTTGACCGTGCGGAGACCGCGCTCCACTTCGCCCATGTGTCAACCGAGGACGGTGCGAAGATTGCCTACACTGAGGATGCCGTTAAGGGCCAAGCTGACCGGCAGACGCGCATCAAGCCCGGCAAATACCTTGCGCGCTTCTACGCTGATGTTTTGAGCACTGAGGAGATTGCTCGCCTTAGTGCTGAGTACAGCAAGACGTATGAGGATAACGTTCTCCGCTTCGCCACTACGGCGGACGATTGGGAGCGCGTGTATGTCGATGGCCCATCGTCATGCATGTCTAAGCCCGCAAGCTCCTATGATGGCCCTTGCCACCCCGTGCGCGTCTATGCCGGCCCTGATCTCCAATTGGCCTATCTGGAGCGCAATGGGGACGTGACGGCGCGTGCCATCGTATGGCCGGAGAAGAAGATTTACTCGCGCATCTATGGCGATCTGGTGCGGCTTAAAGACATGCTGGAAGATGCCGGGTTTAGCGAAGGTGGGTTGGCCGGCGCCCGCTTGGTCCGTAAGGAATACAAGGGCGGCTTCGTGTTGCCCTATGTCGATTATGTTGATGAGGCGGAGGACGACGGGGACTATCTCGTTCTAGGGCGGGGCGATCTCGCTTGTGATCAGACCAATGGCCTGAGCGGCAACACCGGCATGCGCTGCACATGCTGCAATAGCTTTGTCAGCGAAGTGGATGGCCGTTGTGACAACGATGGCGAGTTCCACTGTGACGATTGCTACAGCGAGCGCTACAGCTACTGCGATTATTATGAAGAGGACGTGCCGAACGATGGCTTCCAAGAGGTCATTGTGCGCGTGCGGTCCTATGGTCCCGTGACGCAGTGGTGGTGCAGCGATGCCGTCGATAACCACGCGTTCGAATGTGAGCAGAACGGCAAGCTCTATTCCGAAGACATGCGCGTGCCGATGGCCAATGGGGACAGTTGGTCAACCGTGGCTTTCGAGGGATACGGCGCCACATGCGAGGCAACCGACGACAACTACCCGGCTGAGGATTGTGTGCAGCTGGAGAACGGCACCACTTGGTCTAAGGAGCACTTTGAGGAGCATGGCATAGAGATTGACGGCAAGCTCTATGACAAGGCTGATGCGCCTGAAGTCCCCGACGATACCGCAGATACCGACGATACCGAAACCACCACTGAGCAGGGGGCAATCTAATGACGCGCGCACCAATCAACACTTCACCTGAAGCCGAACTAATCGCCATGCTATCCCTGCGGCGCCCCGCCTGGAGCAAGACGGAACGCAAGCTCATTAAGACGCATCTGCTACCGCTTGGCCTAGTCCAAGATAGCTTTGGCAATCTGTACAAGCGTATCGGGGACGCGCCCGTCCTATGGTCCTGCCACACTGATACCGTGCATAGGCAGGGCGGGGCGCAAACGCTCGCCATCGTCAACGATGTGGTGCGCATTGCTGACAAGCAATCCAACTGCCTAGGCGCGGACGATACCGCAGGCATGTGGCTGATGATGGAGATGATACGCGCCAATAAGCCGGGACTGTACATCTTCCACCGTGCGGAGGAGATAGGGGGACAAGGGTCTTGGCACATAGCCGAGGCACATGCGGATCTGTTGGCAGGCATCAAGTACGCCATAGCATTCGATAGGCGCGGCACTGGCTCCATTATCACGCATCAGGCGGGCGGGCGGTGCTGCTCCAATACGTTCGCCGTAAGCCTCGCCAACGCCCTAGGCATGGGCCACAAGGCGGACGATGGGGGCACGTTCACCGATACGGCCAATTACATGCATCTCATTGGCGAATGCACCAATGTGTCTGTTGGCTATGCCCTGGAGCACACAAAGGAGGAGCGGCTAGACCTCGCGTATCTGCGGCGCCTACGGGACGCGCTGTTGGCTTTCGATTGGACGGCGCTGGCTTTCGAGCGGGAGCCGGGAGCTGACGACTTTGAGGACGTGCTGTCTATCTGGGCCGACGATGATAACGAGCCGCGCACTAGCTCTCGTTCCATCCTGAGCTTGGTGCGCGACAACCCGGCCGAGATTGCGGATTGGCTGGAAGAGTACGGCATCACAGCGGGCGAGCTGGAAGAGGCCATCTATCAACGTGGTGGTGTGATCAGGGGGCGCGCATGACCCCCTTGGAAACGTGGCCGGCTGCTTTCGCTATCGCGCTGGCACTCGGCAGCATCGCCTGGGGCGTTGGTTTCATCGTGAGGTACATATGATCAAGGTGGTTTACGTTGAAGGACAGCCCCAGCTGTATGACGTGTTCCTAGCGGATGGCACGTGGCTCGGCTCGCGCCGCACGTTCGGCCAAGCGTATGCCGCGCTTCTCTATGCCCTGAGGTTCACATGACTGACCAATGGCAACACTGGATCGATAAGGCCTTCCAGGCTGGCTGGCGAGTCCGCTGGTGCGACGAGAACTTAGCATTTGTTATAGACACACCCGCACGCCCACGGCGCCCCAGCGTATCCCTAGGCCACTACAGCGACGAACGTTCCGCATGGCGTGGCGCTGCTAATCTCTCGCGACTGCACCATTGTATGGATGTATCCGGGTGATCACGGTGGGGGGCATTTGACACTGGACATTGTGTCAGGCGGGGCACAGTTAGTGGCGAATGTAAGACTTGGGTAAGCTTCGTTAACGGTTCCTGTTGACCGGGCGTGCGGTCTTGGAATGTGCTGGCGGAGTTAGTGGTGGGAATACTGAAGGGGCGGCAGGTAACTCGCCTGGGAAAATAGCGGTAGCAATGATCATGCGGACTACGTTCACATTCGACAATAACAACCATGCGCAATCCGACATCCTGTCAAAGCAAATGCCCCACGCGATCACCGTGGGCACCCCTGTGATCACAACGGCACCATACGAGACCGAGCTGGGCACGTTGCCCGTGGGCGCTAAAGGTTTCGTGAAGTACATTGACGAAACCACGGGCGAGGTGGGGATACTAATGGAAGGCCTGGAGCCGGCGCTGATCCATTGGGGCAACATGCTGGTGCTGGAGCCCTTCCACACTGAGGACCTGCTGGCGGTGCTATCGTTCGAACGGAAGCAGGGGGCAGGCGAACGTCGCCTGTGGACTTACACGGGAATTGCGGCGGGGCATCTGGTCGCCTTGTTTCAGTTCTGAATTGCTGCCATTTGACTAAAGACGTGCACGGTGCAATGAGTATGGTTCCGTGCAGCGAAGGGAGAGGTAGGGACTACATGTCGACACTCGGTTTCATCTTGGTGCTCCTGGCCACCGTTCTGGCCGGCCTACCGTGTCGGGGATTATTCAACGCCGGTCTATTCATTCTTGGACTCTTTTTCATCTATCGCGGCTAATAATAAGGGAGTGCAGTCATGGAGACGTTGTTGATGGACCCCGTAAAGTCCTCGATCAGTGAAGATCAGATCGAGACCCAAGAGGCGATGCTTCAAATCTACCAGCTGTGGTTCAACCTGGGCCACGGCGTCCCGCCCATCTCCTACATGCGCGCCTTTGCACTGGTGGCCAAAAAGGAGGGCCTCACGGTCGATGAGTATGCTGCTCAGGCCGGCATCTCCTCCACGGTCATGACGCGCAACCTGCTCGACATCGGGCCGCTCAACAGGAACCGCGAGAAGGGCCTGGACCTGATCGTGAAGGAGCAGGACCCAATGGACCTGCGCAAGCAGCGGTCCCGCCTGACACCCAAGGGCCGCAAGCTGGCGCACGACATGGACCTCGCCGCGAGGCGCCTAAGGAGGGCCAAGGGCTGATGGCCTACTACCACGACGTGGCGCTGGCCCTGGGAGCACTGTGGGCTCTCTGGGAGCTGGGCGCCTACATCCGCAAACGATTGGAGCACTGACCCATGGCATACGCTGAGAAGCGAGACGGCAAGCTGACTGGCGTGTGGATCGGCGAGGTCTACCGCAAGCCCCGCACTTACCGCAGGCGCTTCACGACCAAGAAGGACGCCGAGGGCTACGAGCTGTACGTGAAGCTGACCGGCGAGGAGCCGCCGACGCTCGACAACACCCAGAGCACCGGGGCGCCGACGTTCGCCGAGGTGGTCGTGAAGGCCAAGGCCAAGGGCGGCCCCAAGGGCAAGTGGAAGGCCGGGCGCGACGGGAGCCTGATGCAGCGCCTGGACTTCTGTGTGTCGGTGATAGGCACCCACGAGGTCACCCAGGTCACCAGGGCGGTCCTGGGGAAGATTGTGGACCGCCTGGAGAAGAAGCCCGCGAGCACCACCCGCAAGCGCCCCCTGACGCCTGCCACCATCAACCGCTATCTGGCTGCGGCACACTCCGTGCTGACCTTCGCGCACCGTGAGGGCCTCATGACCGAGCGGCCCCCTGAGGCGCCGTACCTCGACGAGGCGTCCACCCGCAAGGAGCGGGACATCCTGCACATCGGACAGGACGAGGTCATCCTGGGGCTGATGCGCGCGGCCGGCCACGAGGTCGACGCGATGTGCGTGGAGTTCCTGCTGGAGACCGGCTTCCGCCGTGGGGAGCTGCTGTTCAAGCTGGCGCCCGATCAGATCACAGTCGAACAGGTGCCAGACGAAGAGGGAACGGTTGTTCCTGTCGGAGTGGTGCGGCTGCATAAGGGACAGACGAAGAACAATAGGGGCCGTGTGGCAATCCTTTCGGCAGACTTGGCGAAGAACATCAGGGCCCTAGTCGCGACCAAAAGCCTGCCTGATGGCGTGCAGCTGTTAAGGCACTTCAAATCTGCCTGCGAGGCTGCGGGGTACACTGGCAACCTCGTTCTCCACTCATTGCGCCATACACGCAACACGCGTCTCCGCAAGGCCGGCATCACCAAGGAAATGCGCAAGCAATTACTGGGACATATGAGCGATGAGGCCAACGCCATCTACGACCACACGGATCTTGAGGATCACCTCATGGTTGCGAAAAAAGTCGAGGAGTATGCGGGGGACCGGCGCAAAAAGGCCCCCATCGGCGAAGTTGTTGCATTCGGAAAAGTGAGCTGATACAGCAACTTGCAGCGGGGCCACGTGGGAGAGTGGTTATTCAGCGGTCTGCAAAACCGACTGTCAACTAGCTGCCTCTTGTAAATGTAATTCACCTCCCTATACAGACTGCACAGGGCCGCTTCGGCGGCCTTCGTTTTGACCAAATACCTGCCACGTCTCAAAACACCTCCAGGCGACGTTGTTTTGTTGTGTGATCAGGGACTTAGCAACTTAACCAACCACGTTCTGCCCAAAGGCGCAGTCACAGCGAAGGAGCGTCCCAACGATGGACACCAGTGTTCTCCCTAACGATACCCAAGGTTTCCACACTGAGCTGCAGTCCGCCATGGACAAGCTTCAGAAGCGAGAGGACCGAGCTGAGGCCAACGCTGGCTTTGGGTCGACCCTCGGTGGAATGACCATCACCTCCAATTTCCTCGCCATAGTCACTGAGGGTGTTGAGGCACGACTGCGGGGCCCTAAGCCCCATGCGAAGACCATCGCCTTCCGCTTCCAGCGACTGATGCTGAAGCTTGAGCCCCAGGTGATTGCCTTGGCGGTGCTCCAGGCTGGCCTGTTCTCTTCGGGCCTTGGCAATACGGCGACCCTTAGGGACGTCACTCAGCGCATCGGCCGCGCGCTCAACAACGAGCTGTGGGCCAACCAGCTGCTCAAGACCAACCGGAGCCTCCACGCCAGGGTCGAGAAGACCGTGAAGGAGCGCTACGGCTCGACGGATGCCCGCATGAACGCCGCCAAGAAGCTCGCTGCCAAGGGCGACGCCGCTGGCAACCAGTTCGTCATGCAGGAGTGGTCGGCTACCGAGCTGGTTCACGCTGGCGAGTGGGGCCTTACGCTGCTTCAGGAGACCATGCCTGAGGTGTTCATCCTCGACGAGCCCGTGGTTATCCGGGGCAAGGCCCAGGAGCGCGTGTGGCGCGTCACTGACCACGGGATGGCGATGGCCATGTCCGCAGTCCAAGAGGCCGTGCTCAAGTCCCCGGTCTACCAGCCGAGGACTGAGGCCCCCAAGGCCTGGGACACCCTGGTGATGCGCGTGGCCGAGGATGACCGCACGCTCGACAGGGCCCAGCTGATCCGCACGTTCCACAAGGACGTCATGAGCGCGGCCAAGCACGCCATCCGCACCGGAGCTATGGCGCCGGCACTGAAGGGCCTCAACGCTCTCCAGTCGGTTCCGTTCACGATCAACACGTGGGTCTTGGACGTGATGGTCGACTGCTACAATCGTGGCATCAAGGTCGATGGGATCCCGAGGCGCGAGCAGCTGGAGATCCCCGAGCGCAAGACTGATGCGGAGTTCAACGCGCTCAGCATCCCGCAGCGCCGACTGCTCAGCAAGACTATCCGTGGGCTCCACAAGGCCAACAGGGCCAACACCGCGGACACTGTGCAGTTCGTCGAGGACATCGAGACGGCGCAGCGTCTGGCTCCCGTAGAGCGCTGGTTCACCCCGATGAACTGGGACTGGCGGACGCGAACGTATGCCCTCACCCGGTTCAACTTCCAGCGTGAGGACCGCGTGCGCTCGCTGTTCCTGTTCGCCAATGGAAAACCCATCGGCGAGGAGGGCATCAAGTGGCTCAAGATCCACGTGGCCAACTGCGGTGCGTTCAAGGACGAGAACAAGGTCGGCATCGACAAGAAGTCATTCGAGGAGAGGGAGCAATGGGCCGACAATCATCTAGCGGACCTAGCGGCGTACGTTTCGTCACCGCTGTCGAACTTAGGCTGGACCGAAGCGGACAACCCGTTCCTGTTCCTCGCAGCGTGCCGGGAGCTTGTGTCTGCCCTAACTGTGGGGCCGAGCTACGTCTCGCACTTGCCGACAGGCTGGGACGGTAGTTGCAACGGGCTTCAGCATCTCTGCCTGATGACCAGGGACACCCAGGGACGCCTCGTCAACCTCACGAACAACGCTGAGCCGCTCGACGTCTACCAAGTGGTGGCCGATCTGGCGAAGGAGCTGATCCTCGCCGACCTCGACAACGACGAGATCTTCGGCAAGGCGGACGACGACAAGCCCGAGCGCAAGACCCACGCCCCCATCAGCAAGCTCGCTGCACTGGCGCTGGCGTTCGGTGTCGACCGCAAGCTCGTGAAGCGCAACGTGATGACCTTCAGCTACGCCTCGAAAGAGTTCGGCATGTCCGAGCAGCATTTCGAGGACACTATGGCTCCGCTTGAGCTGAAGCTGCTCAAGAAGGAGATCGAAGCCCATCCGTTCGGCGACGACGATGACGAGTGGCGCCTTGCCTCTCGCTATCTGGCCAAGCGTGTGCTCCAGGCGATCAAGACTGTCGTGAAGCTCCCCGCCCAGGCGATGGAGTTCATGCAGATCCTTGCGAAGACCTTGGCTCACGAGGGCAAGCCGCTGCAGTGGGTCACGCCTGCTGGTGTGACGTGCATCAACCGCTACCACGAGAGCACCACCGAGCAGGTCGCGCTGTTCTGCTACGACAAGGGCGTCAAGGTGCGCACGCGTATCACCGTCGCGACTGGCTACGAGAAGCCGATTGCGAAGGATAAGGCGGCGGCTGGCGTTGCCGCAAACCTGACGCACTCCATGGACGCGTCCCACCTCCTCTTGAGCGTGGGCAACGCAGTCGACGAAGGCATCACCGACATCGCTACCGTGCATGACAGCTTCGGCTGTTTGGCATGCGACGCGCCTCGGTTCATCGAGATCATCCGCGAGACACTCAAGCGGATGTACGAAGACCACGACGTGCTCACCGAACTCTACGAGAGCGCGAAGGCCGACCTCACGCCCGCAGGTCAAGAGCGGCTGCAGAATGAGCTGCAGAAGCATGGTTTCAACGACGGGCCGCCCGAGAAGGGCGCACTGGACATCACGGAGATACTCAATGCTCGATACGCGTTTGCCTGATTACGAAACTGTCCGCACGCTCTCGCACAACGAGCGTGTGTGGAATGCTCTGATCCCCCAAGCCGCCGTCGAGTTCAAGGTGGTCCCCGATGTTGGCGTGAAGTACCTGCACGCCACCAAGGGCTGGAAGTGGGTCAGCAAGAAGCGCTTCGCGATCCGCGGGGTGCTCTGATGCTCGACGAATGCACGAACTGCGCCGGCACCGGGGAATGTCCCGTGTGCTTCGCTGACGACGCCACGTGCAGCTGGTGCGGCGACGGCGCCTGCACGGAATGCAACGGGTCCGGTCTTGGGCCATTCACATGCGAGGAAGTCTAATGGAATACCAAGCGAAGCATTCGTCTCCCGACCGCGTCTTCCGTGCGGCTGTCCTCAATGGCGTGCCGATCCCCGAGCAGGCCCGCGCGGTCCTTGAGGCCCGTGGGGTCAACACGGACGAGCTGGAAACGCGTATCCGCCAGCAGATCGAGTGGAGGCACTGATGTTCAAGACGTTCATCCTCAACGAGCCTGATGGTGACTACGTGGCCTACGCGCAGCAGTACACCCACTACGGCACCGACGATGTGTACCCCGTCTGGTACATCAAGTCCGCGTGGCTGATCCCCGGCACCGAGCTGGAGGACTGATGCGCAACGAGCGCGGCGAGTACGTCTCGCCCTTCGGAAACGCTCTCGTAGAGCCGCTCCGCTACCCACGCCTCTACTCGACCAAGCAGACCCCTCGCGGGTCTGTTGTCGTTTTGGGGGACCGCATCATCTCCGAGCACGAGATACCCACCGCAATCGCCCAGCAGACCGCTGATTGGCTCAATCACAGTAGGAAGTCCGCACGATGACCATTCTCGACGCTACCGCTGACTGGCACGCCACCATGGCCCTCAAGGCCTATCGCAAGCGGGACTATGCCGACTACCGGAGACACATCCGCATCGCGGACGACCTGCGCTTCTGTGCGGATCAGGCACGGGTGGGCCTCCGATGAAGCCCGAGTTCATGTTGATCGACTGGTCCCGCGGGTCTGTTGTTGGCTGCGGCTCGGAGGACGAGTGCCGCGAGCAACTGAAGAAGACGCAGCGCAACAGCGACCACTTCAACAACACCTACCTCCTCTGCGAGGTCAAGGTCATGTCCGAAATGAAAAGGGTCGAGAGCTAGATGGAAGGTCCGTACACCACCGTCCCCAACAAGGACGGCCGAGGCTACGACGTGGTCCGCATGTCGCCGGCTGTGATCGCCACTGAGCTGCGTATGGGTGAGGCAGATGCTCTCGCCTTCGCGCTCAACACCCAGCTGCGGCTGATCGAAGGGAAACTGAAGTGAATAACACACCAGCACAACAGGCCGCGTCGGCGCTCCTATTCGGTAGGGCGGATTACGTCTGCCAGAACCCCGACAGGGAATTCATCCTAAACGTCAACAAGGGGGAGTGGGCGACCTACAACGAACTCGTCAATCGTTTCGAGGAGATGACCAAGTGAAGATGAAGAACCGAGCCACCATCCACATGGGGGCCAGCAAGTTCACCGTGAACGTCAATGACGGCCACGGCAATCCCGTGGAGTTCGACCTGTACGCCATGAACAAGGACCAGCGTCGCGACTTCACCAAGCAGTTCGTGAAGGCGTATCGCGAGAGCTGATGTTCGAGCACATCTTCGTCGCATACATGGCGGCGGTCCTGATCATCGGAGCACTCGGATGCTTCGTCGAGTAACCAGCGGGCGTCAGCTCGCGCCGACTATCGCGGGGGCCCTGGTGGCCCTCGTTTTCATTTCGACCGCACACGCGGGCCCGTCCTGCACCATCGAATACCCGCGGGGCTTCAAGATCCCCAAGGGCACCAAGAAGAAGCCGCTCGTCCTCTGCACGGGCGGTGACCTGCAAACCACATGGGGCGCCGTCTGCGTGTCCCGATTTACGGCCTAGGAGCCAACGACTGATGTTCTCCAAAATCTGGAACTACCTCGTCAACGTCGAGCAGACGGTCGAGCACGACGTCGAGGCGATCATCTCGACCTTCACCAACACCATCACCAAGCTGGAAGACGCTGTGGCGGCCAAGAACGCCGAAGCGGCAGCGCACGACGAAATCGCAGGACTTGCCCATCAGGCCGCCTCCGCGGCGCGCCAGGACGCCAAGCGTGCCTACGACGTCGCCGGCAAGATCAAGGACCTCGTCGCCTGATGCACCACGTCCACATCTCCACCGGCTTCATGTTCGTAGCTGCTCTCTTCATCGTCGGCTTCGTGGGCGTTGTGCTCGCGTTCGTCGCGTCGATGAAGGCGGATCGCCGTGCGGCCGACGTGGCCATCGAGCGCGCCAAGGCTGACGCTGCGTATCGTCTGGCCAACCCGGTGCGCCCCACGGCCGACGACATCCAGCGGGTCCACGGTGAACGTCTGGAGGCCCGTGCGGCCGTCAACGGCTGGCCGATGCGCTCTGCTTCTGACATGAGGCCCGCGTCGATCCACAACGGCTACCCGATGGCGAACACCTACTCCCCCGTGGCCGCAGCGGCCCCCGTGTACGCCCACGATCCCCTCACGGGCCTCGCGACCGGCATGATGCTGGGCTCCATGATGGGGCACAGCCACCACGACACCACGACCATCATCGAGCGCGGTGCCGACCCGACGCATACGCACAGCTACACCGATAGCTCCTCGTCCTACTCGCCGTCCTCCTCTTCGGACAGCGGGTTCTCCTACAGCAGCGACAGCAGCTCGTCCTATTCGGACAGCGGCTCCAGCTCCGGCTTCGACGCCAGCTGGTAATTTCGAAAGACCACACGCTTTTCCATGACCAAGAAGATTAACGCTACTCTCCCCAAAGGCACCCTTGTCTTCCCGAAGCTCAACAAGCCGGATGACTTCAAGGGCAAGCGCACGTTCAAGACCCGCATCAAGTTCGACGACGAGGCTCACCGCAAGGTGGACGCGTGGTTGCGCAAGGGTGCCAAGGAGCTGGGCCATCCCGAGGCCAAGCTACCCTGGTACAAGGACAAGAAGACCGGCGAGCTGACGCTCAAGGTCGCCTCGGGCGAGAAGTATCCCCCGGCTCTCCTCGACGCGAAGGGCAAAGAGATCCCGCGCGCCAAGGTCGAGGTCGGCGGTGGCACCATCGCGAAGGTCGACGTCAACCTCTCGTATTACGAGGGCTTCGGCGGCGGCTTCAACCTCTATATGAACTTCGTGCAGATCATCGAGCTGCAGAAGAAGGGCTTCAATGTCCAAGAGGAGGAAGGCTTCTCCTACGAGGACGACGGTGACGAGGGTGATACCGAGGCGCCGCAGACCAGCACGGATCTCGACGACGACATTCCGTTCTGAAGATGTCGAAGCCCGCGCTGACTATCGAGCCTGAGTATCGCTCAAAGCTCGAAAAGGATGTCGCGGAGAAGTTCGCAGCGGCCGGTGTGGAGTATGGCTACGAAAGTAAGCACATCCACTACACCGTGCCAGCTCGCGAGGCCAAGTACCTCCCAGACTTCTCGCACAACGACTGCCCGATCATCATCGAGCCCAAGGGCCGCTTCGGCGGCAACTACGAGGGCTTCGGTGGCAAACGAATGGTCGGCAGCAAGGACGCAGCGGTCAAGGAGAGACAGAAGTTCATCCTGCTCAAGGAGCAACATCCCGAGCTGGACATCCGCTTCATCTTCTCACGCGCAGCAACCCCGATCTACCCGAAGAGCAAGACCAGCTACGGCAAATGGGCCACGGACCACGGTTTCAAGTGGGCCGAGAAGGTCATGCCGGATGCCTGGGTTGAAGAGATCAAAGCCTACCTGAAGCAATCCAAAAAGAGGAAGTAACGACATGTACGACACGCTCACCATTGGTGCCCCGTCGCTCTCGACTGATCTGACGCTGCCGCCCCAGACCCGCAAGGTGCTCGCGCATCTTGAGAAGCACGGCGACATCACGCGTCTCAAGGCCGACAAGGTCTATGACATCGTGAACCTGCCCGACTGCATCTACCGACTGAAGCTAGCCGGCTACGACATCATCACCGAGCGCCCCGTGGATGACGGTGGCGTGCGGTACGTGCGTTACGTTTTGGCCTGATGGGGCAATTCATCGCGCACGAGCCGTGCCCTGAGTGCGGCTCGTCGGATGGACTGGCTCGCTACGAGGACGGCGGCGGGCACTGCTTCGTCTGCAAATACAATCAACTGCCGGGCGGGGGTGAGAGGCCCCCGTCCACGACAAGGAGCCGAGTGACAGACTGGACGCCAATCAAGGGCCACTACGCCGACCTCACGGCCCGAGGGATCACCGAGGAGACCTGCAAGAAGTGCGACTACCAGCTCGGTGAGACCTATGACGGAACCAAGGTCCACATCCAGCTGATCAGAGACGACAACGGCCAGCTGATCGACCAGAAGCTCCGCGACCGCTCCAAGAACTTCAGCTGGATCGCCGGCAGCAAGTACAAAGGCATCATCGGCTCATGGTCCTGGCCGGCGAAGGGCAAGTCGGTTGTGATCACCGAGGGCGAGATTGACCGCATGTCGATCAGCCAAGCCTTCGACAACAAGTGGCCTACGGGCTCTCTGCCCAACGGATCCGACAGTGTCGAGAAGGCCATCCTGGCGGACTACGAGAAGCTCTGCCGCTTCGACAGCATCATCCTGTGCTTCGACAACGACGAGCCGGGGCAGAAGGCGCTCAAGATCGCCTGCGAGAAACTGCCGGTCGGCAAGGTCAAGATCATGTCGCTGGCGCGCAAAGACGCCAACGAAGTCCTCATGAAGGACGGGCCTGCGCTCCTGGTGCGCGCCTTCTGGGACAGCACGCCCTACAGGCCCGATGGGATCCGTGACGGCTCCGACTTCTCCGTGACGCGGATGAAGCAGAAGCGGAAGCAGGGGGTGACCCTGCCGTTCCCCAAGCTCAACGAGATGTGGGCGGGCGACCGTGACGGCGAGGTGACGACCATCATCGCGGGCTCCGGTATCGGCAAGAGCACCATCGCGCGCAACATCGCCTACCACGTTCGGATGGAGCACGGCTTCAAGATCGGCAACATCTTCCTTGAGGAAGACAACGACACGACCGTGAAGGCGTACATCGGCCTGCACCGTGAGAAGCCCCTGCGCCAGCTGGTGTCAGAGCCTGACGCGTTGACTGACGAGCAGTGGGAAGCGTCCCTGGCGGCAGTGGTGCGCGGCAACATGATGTTCTACGACCACTTCGGTTCGGTCGAGAGCGAGCGCCTGCTCACCATGATGCGCTTCATGGCCGCAAGTGGGTGCCAGCGCATTGTGCTCGATCACATCAGCATGTCGGTCTCGGGCCTCGCCAGCAATGACGAGCGCAAGGACATCGACGTGCTCATGACGGGCCTCGGCTCGTTCACCCAGGAGACTGGCGTGGGCGTGTATGCGGTCTCGCATCTGAAGCGACAGATGGGCAAGGACTTCAACGAGGGCGCCCAGATCTCCCTCAGGGACATCCGTGGCTCCTCGGCAATCGAGGGCGTGTCCTTCAACGTCCTGGCGGCTGAGCGCAATCAGCAAGACCCCAAGAAGAAAGCCTTCGCTCAGCTGCGGTCCCTCAAGTGCCGCATCACGGGCGAGACGGGCGAAGCGGACCTGCTCAAGTGGAACCTTGAGAAGGGCTGTTACGAGACAGCAAGCGCGGC